ACGGTTATCTTCAATCTTAGCATGAACACTACCACCGTAGGATGAACCTTCAGCACTCTTGGAATAAGCATCAAGTAACTCAGCACCAAAACCACGCATGGCTTCATTATTACTCTTAATACTATCCACGAGTCTCGCAAATTCAGGCATTAATGCTATGATTGAATACGTCTCGGAGTTTCGTATCGCGGTTTTCAACGCCTGTCCAGAGGAAATTTTATCTGCACAAATGTGCTTATTACCATTGGCTTTTGCAATAATTGAACCAATCCGACCAATTGAATTAGAAACTGTCTCTTTGCCCATACCACTTAAAGCGATTACAACAAAATAGTTATTGAGACCTACGTTACGATATCGCCATTGACGACCACAGATACCTGAGAATAATGCTAATGCCGCTGCAATAGACGCTTCTTTTAATTTATTGTGTGATGAGTCATGGATGAATTTGGCTACATCTCCGATTAATCCGTGAGGGAAAGGGATATCAACCTTAAATGGATTTATTTTATCTGTATCGGAACTTAAATTATCAACATATGATTCACCATATTGCTCACGCATTAATTCAATTCGCGCGGCTTCCTCTTCCTTAGTTCGCTTCGATGCTTCTTCAAATGTCTTGGTTGCATTCTCACAGAAAGCATCAATCTGAGAATTATCTAAGTCAGCTCTGGCACGAATAATACAACGGTCAATACGATAATTTGGATTCCGACCATTATGCTTATCACGGAAACTCAGCGGATACATTCTAAATATACGTCTTATCTGCTCATTGGAGGGTGTAAAATGCACGAGGATACCAATGAGTGCCATATCAGCCTCTGAAGCGGATGGATAGCCTAGAATGCTCACATTTGTGCTTTCAGATATCATCGTAAGTTTTAAGAAGGTTTCCATCCACGCGGATTCCATGATATCGCTAATTACGTCATCATCACTCTTCTCTTCTGCGACTTCAGATAATTCATAATTGTTATCACCATTCAAACTCAGTGACTCAAGTAAGTTATCAATTAATTCATTGCGATACTCTATTCTCGGTTTTAATCGTTTTAATACATCATTGGTTAATTGATTATCTGTCACAAACTCATAAGTCTTCTCAATCTCAATATTACCTTCTTTGTCTTTAATAGCAGACACGATATTGCCCGTTAAGACGATGAATCGTTTATAGGAATAGACTTCAATACCTAAATCCTGTGCATTACGCGATATCATTCGCTCACACTTAGAGATGATATGGAATCCCATTCCTCCCACAGATTGTTCAATATAGGTATCGCCAAATGATGACATGATTTGTTTAAAGTTATCGAGACGATGCATATGATGCTCACCTTTGATATCTAAATCGGTCACACAGTAATCAAACTCACCATTTAGCACAATACCAATGGCATAACCAAACTTATTAGCATAAGTATTTGCAATGCTAAAAGGCATTAGGTTATTTTTGTCATTGTAATCACAAAGAACGAGCTTACCGTTTACGTCTGTATGGGGTGCTTTGCCCTGCATTGTTGAATCAGTTTGATGAGCTGCGACTAACCATATGTTTTGACGCTTTAGTTCATCAGGTATTAACTCGTAATTTAATTCACGAGAGTCAGGTGACACGGGTATCAATATTTCTTCAGCCATAATTAAAACTCCTTTTTAAAATGTAATAAATGTGTAATCACTTGGTTTACCGCTAAATACCCATGAATATTGAGAACCAAGAGCCATTCTTAAAAACACTTGTGGGTTAGAATGATGCAATTGGTCTTCATTGATAGCTGTGTATTTTGGTAATGCTGATAACAACCCATGTAAATCAGATAGTGATAAAGACCATAATGATTGCACAGGGAATGGTAACTTTAGTCGTGTGTATCTGTAATAGAGATATTGGTATAAACGATTGTTTTTATTAATATCTAATTCTTCACACAAATCTTTATTACCACAGTGGGTCATGAGCAATAGTAATAACTCAGCGTTATATTTATTCACAATGCCTTTGATTAAACCCTTTTGACCTTCTGTGAATTCACCACTGGTGTAGTTATCAATGAAGTTTTGATAGGTGGTTTTATAATTACTCATTAACACTTCATCAAGACTTTTATTCAAATATTCCACAATCCCTTGTGGTAGAGGGACTAAATTACTCACAATAGGGGTAGGAGCAAGAGCAGGTATTTCAGTTCGTTGTGAAATCTGCTCAGAATTGACCTCTAAGACACTTTCAGTGTTTACCCCTTGTGGTTGTATTGGTTGGATACTTGTCGTGAAGTGAGTGGTCAATAGCTCTTCAATTTTAGATATCCTGTCGGCTATGTTGTCCTCTTTTTTCATCACAGAAAAATAAGTGGTGATTTCTTCTGATAGTCTTTCATCACCGATTTCAAGTAACCATTCAAAAACGGCATCATCAGAAGGTAATTTTAAATGTTGTTTTATACGATAAAAGACTTCTCTATATTTATCATAGGGTCGAAATGATATCTGTTTACCTGCACGTCTTGTTTCTTTTGTATCTTTAGGCTGTTTCATCAGTTTCTCCTTCTTCAATGTAATCACTCACAAGGTGAAGAATCATATCCTCTGGTGATTTGTCGGTTATTTGGCACAGGGTGAGGAATCGGATGGCTAGGTCAATTCGTATTTCTACTGAATCGTTCTCACCAAATGTTAATTTTACTTTCTTATTACTCTTCATCAGATGCTCCTAGTTCTGAAAGGTGAATTGATGCACAGTCCATCATGAAACTTAAGAATACGCCTTTTGTGGCTAGGTTAGACTGTTCAAATAATTCATCAAATCGCTCTGAGTCCTCAATAGATGAAAAACGGAATGTTCTTATTGGGTTCTTTTCTCTCACAATAGGTTCTGCTCTTCTTGTGAATGTGGAATACTTTTGTTGTAGGTTTGTCATAAACTTATTTCCCGAAATGCTGTTTAAAGTAGATGTATATAGAATACCATATTACATTATCATATATGTGGATAGTAGTCAAGAAAAATTAAAAAATTAAATTTGTAAAAAATTTATTTTGGGGTGTAAAACGCTGTAACCCACAGGTGGTATGGGATTGAGGGATATTGGGTTGGTAAAATTTACAATTTTATGGTGGGTCAGCCCGAAAATTTTGTGTTAACACCGTGTTAACACGTTTTTGCTAATGTGTTAACACAGCTTAGACCACGAGTTATAAGGCTTCAGCCGTGTTAACACACTTGATAAAACGTGTTAACACATTAAGATTTTGATTTATTGTCAAAAACCACTATTTATTATATATATATATTATATATTTATATATATATATTATATATTAAAGACTTAGAAGAATGTATACATCGAAACTTTCTTAAATAATTCCGAGGTAAACGTGGACTGTACTTACCATTTTTACAACACTTGTTGTAAAAAAACAACAACAATATAAACCACAATAAAATTGATGTTTTTTAGGGAATTTGAGTTTTACAAAACGGACTTCAAAATCCGATTTGTCCAGACTAATTTTATGGGCTAGTGAGGTACTGTGAAAAAAGGTGTCATATTTTGATTTTAAGGTGTGCTGAAGGCACGAGGAGGGATTGGGTGCTACATTGGTATTACCTGTGACCTAAAAGACCCTTGTGGGTCAATTCTGAAGGTATTTTGGATTGGCTGTTGATTTTACCCTGTGACCTGATGTGTCACAAGGAGGAGCTGCGTGACCGTCCCTGAGCTGTGGGAGCTGAGGAAGGAGCTGCACCCTGTGCCACCTGTGGCTAAAAATACGCCTTCCCGTTTTGTGAGATGAAGTTCAAAATTGAAATCGGGATGAAATCCTGTGGGGGCTAACGAGCTTTTTGTGAAATCATACCCCAAAATTGAATTCTAAGGGGTCTAGGAGACGATTTCAGGCTCTGGGTGTGGTCGTAGTATTCCTCAAGACCCAAACGGGTCATAGCGGTCAAATTTGAGCGTATTGGTCTCAGAGTGAAAAAAGTGACAAATACCACTTGAAAAGTAGTGGATTTATTAGAAATACCATTGAGATTGTATGGAAATTATTCAAATGAGAATCATTCTCATTCATGTATTCAAATGAGAATCATTCTCATTTGCATAATCAAATGAGAATCATTATCGTTTAAATAGCTAAATGAGAATCATTATCGTTTATAGTTTTACAACAAAGCAAAAATCATACCAAATCAAAAATCATGCCATCGTAACCTATTGATTTATAAGCATTTTTTCACTATGCCACGTTTAAGGCTTACCCCATACCGTAGTATTAAAAAAGCCTAAAATCGCGCCACGCGCCTAAAAACGCCCTTAAATTGAATGCATAGATGGCATAAATTATGCTTTGTTGCGTTTTTTCCTTGTTTTTAAAGAGCTGGTAGCATCATACCGCAACGAGTGCGGAAAAAAATGCGACAAAATGTCACGCGACAAAACAACACACTCTGTAAAGTATTGTTTTTATTAGATATTTTTAAAAATGAAAAAAAATATTTTTTTTATTTTGACAACAAAGCAAAAAATATAGTCAAATAACCCCGCAGTAAAGAGACACCAACCCAACCCTAACAAGGGACGCGCAAAGCGTCCCTAATTTGAACAAAAACGAGGCTTAAGACGATGAAATTACAAAACGCAACCCAATCAGCAACCAATGCAGTAAACGTCCCATATACACGCAAAACAAAGCGTAAAATGATTTTATCAACGTCAGCGGACGCAAAAACGGTCAAGGGTGAAAAAATGGGGTATCTGACGGGAATTCTCTATTTATCACCTTCAAACCTTAGTGGTGTGCAGTTGTGCCCCTTTGCATCACTCGCAGGTTGTGAAGTAGCGTGTCTGAATTCAGCGGGACGCGGTGCATTTAGTAACGTGCAAAATGCACGACACAACAAAGCGCAAAGCTTCAATTATGACCGTAATAATTTTATGCTCGATTTGGTGTATTCAATTAATCGCGTGATAATTGAAGCAAAGCGCAAAGGATTGATTCCGGTTATTCGATTGAATGGCACTAGTGATATACAATGGGAAAAAATGCCATTTAAGCTCGATGGGGTTATTTATTCGAGCGTGATGGCGTATTATCCAACGATTCAATTTTACGATTATTCGAAAATTCCGACCCGCTCAGATATACCGCTAAACTATGATCTTACCTTCTCATTTAGCGGGGTTGAAAGCTTTCAAAATGTCATTAACAAGGCGTTAGATAATCCAGCGTTTAAACGTATGGCGGTCGTTTTTTCAAATCGCGACAGAATACCCGCGTCATTTTTAGGGCGCGATGTTATCGATGGCGACAATACCGATCTGAGATTCTTAGATAATGAAGGTGTTGTGGTGGGATTGTATGCTAAAGGCAAAGCAAAGCGTGATCTAAGCGGTTTTGTTGTTAAGGTCTAGGGTTGTATATGCTAATCATTAATCAAGCCTTCATGACCCGTTTAAGCGTATTTTTTGGCATCCTTTTGTTACTATTCTCGATGCTGATTTTTATCTGATCCAACCCCATCAAATGACCCCGCTATAATCGCGGGGTTTTTTTTCACCCGCACTCTTTGCGCTTTGCATTTAAAGCATAAACCATGCCAAATCAATTTTTGCACTATTTTGGGGCGTTGTAAGTTATTGATTTATAACGATTTCTTCATAGTGGCACGTTTAGCCTATAGGCAATGCATTGGTATGGATAAAGATAAACGTCGCTCAAATCACCTAAAAATAGCCTAATTTGGCGTTGTTATCAAAACACCCAACGGTAAAAATTCACGCTGAAAATATTTTTTTAAAACTATTGACAACAAAGCAAAATGATGAATGAGAATTTATTTTAAATGCGATTGATTCTCATTTTCAATCTATTTCATTATGATTTAAAGGGTTATTATTTTAAATGCGATTGATTCTCATTTGACCCCGTCCCCAAGGTATCCCTATTTTTTATAGGGTTGGGGTAGAGGGGCATCCACCCACCCACAAAAACCCCAAATCACCCCACTATTTGACAACAAAGCAAACCCACCCCCTATATACCCTCTTTTTTATAGGGACAAAGTCCATCTCAAATATAGGATTTTTAAAAATACCCCAACCCAATATAACTTGACACCAAACCCCTCACTGTGATATACAAATGTCTTTTGGATTTAATAATAAATAGATATGGCAGATACAGAAATAGCGACTAAAGAGCGACAATTAAGTCATTATGAGGTTGAACTTCGTGAGAAGTTTGTGAAGGAATATATGTTTGATAAGAACCCAACCAAAGCAGCTATCCGTGCAGGAATTAATGCTACTTATGCAGATAATTATGCAAAAGAGTTCTTATCAGAGAGCAAAGTCCAAATCATGATTAAGCGTAAAGAGATTGAGGCATCTGTGGCAGCAGCAGACCCTGAAAGGATGCGTCAGGATATGATTATTTCACTTAGACAAATCATGATTTATGATGGGGAAGGCTCAAATGCATCCGCAAGAGTTGCGGCAGCAAAACAATTAGCCGCTATGCTCGGACTTGAAGCACCCTCTAAATCTGAAACCAAAGTTGAATTCATGGGAGGTGTGATGGTTACACCCGCCACAATGACTGTGGATGATTGGTCAACTCATGCTATTGACTCACAGAGTAAATTGCATAAACAACTGGAATCATCGATATGAACCTCCAAAACCTATCAGACGAAGAATACTTCAAACGCTTTGTCACTACTGTGATATCAAAAGACTTTGTGATTCTTTTAGACTCCTTAATCACCACAACCCAACTCACCTATACTAAGAAACAAGCTCTCGCTAGATTCAGGGATGATGGCACAATGGATTCAATAATCTTAGGTAAATTTGATAAGGTATTGCTATCCGAAGTAATTGAGATTCTCGCAATATTCAATCTAGGCTTACGCTTCATACCTGTGAATAAAGAAGACTACTGTGAGCAAGATATCATGAGCATTCATTGATGAATGAGCCAAATGAAGAATTAAATGAGTTACTTGATTTAGATATCCATAAATGTTTCCTCAATTTAGATACAAAAGATGAAACATTATTTAAATTAAAATATGAATTAGAACTAATAGACGAATATTTACTTGGTGGCGATTGGGATGAGTAATAATGGATTAATTGTAGATGGAAAAGTAAATGGCAGAAAGATTATCTGGCAACCTACTGCTGGCTCTCAGACCCTCGCGTTATCATGTCCCGCAAACCTAATTCTTTATCATGGCTCACGGGGTAATGGTAAAACGGATTTACAGATAATGCGATTCCGTAAGAGTGTGGGAATTGGATATGGTCGATTTTGGAAAGGGATTATTATTGACCGTCAATACTCCGCATTAGATGACATCATAACAAAAACAAAGCGTTACTTTCCTCAATTCCTAGATGGGGCAAAATTCTTATCGAGTAAAGGCGAATTCAAATGGGTGTGGAAAGATGGTGAGGAACTATTATTCCGTGCTGTGGCAGATGAGCAAGATTACCAGAAGCTGCATGGACAAGAATTCTGTTACATAGGTATTAACGAGCTGTCGCAATATCCCGATTCAACTGTGTTAGATTTAGTCACCTCATTAAACCGTACTTCATTTGTGCCTGAAGAGCATCCTCTGCCTGATGGAACTGTTCTACCTGAGATACCCTTAACCATCTTCTGCACAACAAACCCAAGTGGTCGTGGACATCTATTTGTGAAAAAAAGATTCATTGATGCTGGTGATGCGGGTGAAATTGTGAAGCGAGAGGTCAAAATATTCAATCCTCGTACACAGAAAGAAGAAGTCATGGTTAAGACCCAATGTCATATATTCGGGTCATATCGTGAGAATACAAAGCTATCCCCTGAATATGTGGCAGACTTAGAAAGTATTATTGACCCACGCAAAAGACGCGCATGGCTCTTAGGCTCATGGGATAATGCTGTGGATGGAGGTATGTTTGAGGATGTATGGGATTCCGATACCCATATCATCCCACCATTTGATATCCCAAGTAGTTGGAAAATAGACCGTTCATTTGACTGGGGGAGCAGTAGTCCTTTCTCTGTGAATTGGTGGGCTGAGTCTAATGGTGAAGATATCACATTGCGTAATGGTAAAACTCGTTCAACTGTGAGAGGGGATTTATTTCTTATTGGTGAATATTATGGTTGTGAAGAAGGAAATGTTAATAAAGGATTAAAGATGCTTGCTCATGATGTAGCTACAGAGATTGTAAAACGTGAACTCATGATGGGCATTCATGATAGATGTAAAGGTGGAGCAGCAGATAACTCCATTTGGAATATGGAAAACGGCAATTCCATTGCACGGTCAATGAATCAACCTATTGTGATTGGGGATAAAGTCTACCAAGGTGTGACTTGGGAACGCTCCGATAAATCACGAGGTAGTCGTGTTCATGGCTGGGAATCTGTGAAGCAATTTCTACAAAACTCAAAAACAACACCTGACAAACCTTATCGTGAAAAAGCGGGGTTATTTATATTTAATACCAATAAATATTTTATTGAAATATTCCCGACCACAGTTCGCGATACAAAGAACCCTGATGATGTGGAAACCCACTCCTGTGACCATATACAAGATGCAGTGAGATATCGAGTATTAGCAACTAAGTTAGGCTCTAAGTCTGGTAAGACTAAGGGATTGACATAGGGGTAATTTATCAAACACCTAAACACCATCTATCAACAATTAAAATCAAGTGCTACTAGGAGAGGTATTCCTTTTAGGTTAACCAAACTGCAATTATATGGATTAGATTACCCTACAGTGTGTCCAATATTAGGTATCCCCCTCAAATGGAATAAAGGTAAAGCCTATGATAACTCCTATAGTTTTGATAGAATTGATAATAATGGTGCGTATGAAATAGGAAATATTGTTGTGGTATCTAATCGTGCTAATAGACTTAAGGGTAATGCAACGGTTGAAGAATTAGTTAAGATTGCGGAGTTCTATAAAAATATTGACAATTTAAAATAAGGCATTATAATTAATCATAACACGGCTCTGAGTCACGAGAGTTCTTTAAATTTATCGTACTGACTGATGGAAAGACATCACTATGAATAAAACAATATGGTTTTGTCACGATGATAACGTGCGCTAAGAGAGCTTAATCAACTACACCATGTTGTTTTATTGATAGTACGCGCATAGCGCACCGGTAATGGCACGACGCTCAGAAATAGGAGACTTGGGATTGGCTGAAAGTATGCCAACAAATACTGAGATTACTATCAAATTTCCTCAGCCTATCGGGAATTAAATAAGATAGGAGCGCATCGAACCAGCTTATGCGTAGTGAGTGGACTGGTGACTGCTGGAAAGACAGCAACTATCAAATCCCCTCAAATATCTAATCAAATCCTTGACAAAACCCACTAACTTGTGGTAATGTGTTCTTTTCTAACCACCTTATACTAACCTAAAGGTAAAATAATAATGGCTTTAAAAGAATTCTTACAAGAAGTTAAGTCGCTAAATAGTGATGCTGGTATTCAATTGACCAATGCAGATACCCGTACTGTGATTGATAATGTATTCAAAGCATTAACTGCTCAGACATCAATTCGTATTCCAAATTTTGGTGCATTCAAATTGAAAACTCGTGCTGCTCGTGCTGCAAGAGTAGGTCGTAATCCGTCCACAGGTGAAGCATTGAATATCGCAGCTAAACCAGCGACACAATTTCTCGCATTCAAGCAAGCTAAGTAATAAAACTATAGTGAGGACGTAATGGCAGAAGATTTAGAAAATAGAATCGCAGAATTAGAAGGAATCATCAAACGTCTATCTGCGGTAGAAGTCAAGAAACCCTCACTGTGGGATAAAGTAAAATATAAATTATCCGAACAAGGAACTCAACGAGGACTTATGTTATTAATTCCTATGTTGCTGATTTCTTGGTTTGGTATTGAAAAAGATACAGCCGTTGAAATTGTCACAGGTGTGATTGCTTTAGCTTCTGCTCATGACATAGTTACTGAAGGATAAAAATTTATGAGTATTAGTTCTACACATCCACTTTATGATGAAGCAATTCCTGATTACACTTTAATGCGGGATTGTTATAAAGGCGAGAAACAAGTTAAAAGTAAAAGTGAGACGTATCTACCTCCAACGGGCGGTCAAACACTTGATGGTATGGGTATTGGTCAAGATGGGCGCACTGCATATAACGCTTATAAGCAACGAGCTGTCTACCACAACTTTGTACATGATGCTGTTGAATCTTATTTAGGTCTTCTCCACTATAAACCCACTCAAATATCACTTCCTCCAGAAATGGAATTTTTGCGCGATAAAGCAAGTATTAATGGTGATAATATTGACCATTTATTGCGGAGGATTCATGCGCAACAATTTATTACTGGGCGTGTTGGTTTATTGCTTGACATTGACACTAGTGGCTCTGGTAACCCATATATTGCTATATACGATGCAGAGCATATTACTAATTGGGATGAAGGCTCTGATAATGTCGGGTTCAATGCTCTAAACCTTGTGGTACTAGATGAGTCCACATGGGTAAGACGCGACTTCTCATGGTTTGAAGAATTCAGATATCGTGTTCTTTCATTGGGTGATTTAGTTCTTAATGAAGAAGATTACACAACAAGTGAATACTCACAAGCTGTTGTGATTATGGGTGAAAATGGGGTCATGATTGACCGTGCGCTATACACACCTAAGTATCGTGGTCAAACATTAAATGAAATCCCATTTGTATTTATCAATACAAAAGATATTGCCGCTAAACCTGATATCCCACCATTACTCGGATTAGCTAATCTATCGATTGCAATCTATCGTGCTGAAGCAGATTATCGTCATACACTCTATATGCAAGGTCAAGATACACTTGTGGTAGTAGGTGGCTCTAATGACCAAGACCAAGCAACCCGTGTGGGTGCAGGTGCTAAAATTGATGTAGATATGGGCGGTGATGCCAAGTTTATTGGTGTGTCTTCCTCTGGTCTTGCT